AGATTGAATTAGTAGAAGAAACGGACGAGTTATTACAAGAAGTAGCATCTGTGGTCGACTTTCCTGATAATAAAACTCCTGATTTATTATTTTTTACAGGAATTTTTGTATCGTCCGGAGAAAATTTAAATAAAAGCTATTTTTTGCCCGAAGAGTTAATTAAAGCATACGATACCATTCCTAATAAAGCGTTAGATATAGAGCACGATGAGTCTGAGATTGTTGGTCATATTTATTCATGCTCTATTATTGATCAAGCAGGCAATAAATTAGATATTGAAGAGCTTAAAAATAAAAATGTTGAAGAACTTAATAGAATGGATTTAGATATTTTGATCGGTGGAATTTTATATAAAAGCCGCTTTCCTGAATTAGCCAAGGAAGTTAAAGAGAATAAATGGAAATTATCTATGGAAACCTATTATCAAGATTATGATGTAAAGATTGGGTCGGTGATATTGTCCCGAAAAGAGGCTGAAAGCCTTGGTTTAGTTGATGAAGGATCGTTTGGTAAACCAGCCAGAATTGTTAAGAATGGAGTAGAAATTGCACGAGGTAAGGTAACAAAAGTTTTGCGTAATTTATTATTTTCTGGTTGTGGATTGGTAAAGAATCCAGCGAATCCTAGATCATTAATACTTGAAACTGCTAAAAAAACAGGCAATGGAGATGAATTGGTTATAGATTTAGATGCAGATAATAAAGACATTGCTCAAGATTTTACAAGTCCATCTGCAGATCCTGGGGGATTGGATGGACGTGATGACATTAAACAGACATCGGTTGGTATCTGTGTTAGTTACAAAAAGAGAGTTATTGATGCAACATATGAAGGGCCTGGTACTAAAGTTTTACATGAAAATTGGTGCACTCTTTATGATACAGGATGCACTTCTCCGTCAAGAGAAGCAACGCATCCTGACTGTTTAAGAAGAAAAGTTATTGAAATAACAAAAGATTATACTAAGACTAAAATGAAGGCCGCGGCTGCTAAAGATAAACGAGGCAATCTTTTAGCGAAGCTGCAGGCTTTATTGAATAAAATTAATTAGTGAAATGGAGGAACGCTTATGCCACAAGCAATTTTAAAATCACGAAGTATCCCCAAAGTGGTACGAGTTAATGCCGGGGATGGGGAGGCTGTATTGTATAAAAACCTCGGTAATGGAAGACGAGTACCGTTTTTGTGGGGAAATACAGTTACGTTGGCATCCGGCACTACTGAGGTGTTAGTGTCCAGCGGGGTAGAATTTAATGAGCATAAAGTAGCTGATGGTATGATTTTTGCTACACCATTATCAAGCGATGCAGCTAGTTTAACGTTTTATGTAGCCAAGGACATTACGAATAATGTGGTGAAAATCGTATCGACTGCCGCTGCTAGCAAGGACTCGAAGTTTGACGTTTTGGCTTTTCTTGGCAGCGGAGTAGAATATGACGAGAATGATTCCAACCAACTTTGGAAAAAGAATTAATAGTTAATTGGAGTAGGAAAAGGTTTGTGTGTGATTTTAGTTAAGAGGTTGGCGACATCAAGATCAATTAAGGAGGTTTAGTTTCATGTCTGATAAATTAGTTCAAGACGTTAAAGCAATTGTAGATGAGATTTTTAAGCAACAAGAAGAGGCGGCTATGCGTAAAGAGACTGAAGAAGCTTTGACTCAATCAGCAGAAAAGATAAATGAGCTCACTGCATCTTTAGAGGCGAAAGATGCCGAAGCGGAGGAATTGAAAGCTTCTATAGAAGAATTGGAAAAAACCATAGCTGAGCTAAGTGACAAGGTTACTGAATTAACTGAGGAGAAAGCATCCTTTGAATCCGAAAAAGAGGAATTGGTTAAGAGGGTTGAAGAGGCTGAGAAAGAATTAGAAAATATAAAGAAAGATCAATTAGCTAAAGCTAGATTTGAAGAATTAGAATCTGAAAAGGTGGCCGCTTCTACTGATGATGCTAAAGAATCTCAATTAGCTAAATTAAGAGAAATGACTGACGAAGAATTTGCTGCATATAAGCAAGAGAGAATTGAATTAAGAGATCAATTACTAGCTCAATTAGAGCAGAATAAATCTCAAGATGCAGGCGATACCAATACCGCTAATGCTAATTCAAATGCAGGGCAAGATGGCGATCCCGATACAGCATCTGGCGGCTCTGGTGATGACACATCAGTAGATGACAGCGATGACGATGATGATTCTGATGATACTGATACAGCGTCTTATGATGCTATGCACGCTGTAGCATCAATGTTGAATTTGAATGCAGTGCCTAATGATGATATGGTAAGTAAATATAGAAAATTAGGCGAGGCATTAGCAAAGCGTCTTGAGAAGAAGTAATTAAGTAAAATATGATTAAGGAGGAACTATAATTATGTTTATTCCTAGACACCCTGTTGTAGAAAACCAGTTTTGTCAATTTGCAGAGACCACTATTTCCGGTGGTACTGGCGATGTATTAGCTTATGCTGGTTCTGCTTGTTACCTGGATGATGGACAAGTCGATTCCACAGTTAAGATTTTTTCAGCTGATGAAAATAAAGAGTGCTTTGGCTTTTTAATGCAAAAAGTTAAGGCAGGTTATCATTCAGTACATCCAGTGGGTTTTGTTCTTCCAGGTGATCTTGGATCATCTGATGTTATTGCCCAGCCAAAATATGACAACAATGGAAGAATTGTTGGTACTAAACCAGCTCCTGTAGGTGTTGCTCATCTTGGTATATGGGATACAATTCATTATAACAATGGCGGCAATGCATTGAATGCCGGCACTGTTATGGGTGTAAGAAAAAATAGTATGTCAGAACTTACCGGTCAAAGCGGTGATATGAATAGTAGGACATCTAATCAGAGTGTTGCTATAGTGCTTAAGGGCGCTTCCGCCGCCCAGGTGAGTGCTAATGAGAATAATACTACTTTATATCCTATAAGGATTAAACTTTTGAAATAATTTTATTATTAGGATTAATGCGCATTTTCGGCGCATCCTAAACTATTGAGGAGGATGTTAATATGGATGAAAGAGAAATAAGGGAATTGTTTAAAGCTACAGCTGCTATTAATACACCAGAAGGTCTAATGGCTTACAAAGCTTTTGCGGCAGCTTTGACTACTCCTATCCTTCAAGCTATCGAACGGGAATCGATAATGAGACAGCTATTTGCTGTAGAGAGGCTTGGTCCTGGCGCTCAAGCTTCATATCCTGTTGCTGAGGACTTTGAGGTTCCAGTATGGGTGCTGCCAGGTCTTGGTTATATAGCTCAAAACTTCATTGAAGGTGTGGGAGAAGAAGTCTATGTCCCTACATTTAGTATAGATGCATCAGGGGACTGGAAACTTTCTTATGCTAGGGATTCACGAATTGATATCCCGGCAAGAGCTGCTGAAAAAGCCGCTAAAGCTATTGCTGATTATGAAGAAGAATGTGGTTGGCGTGTAATTATTCCTGCCGCTAGTTCTAATTTTCATGGTAAAGGCTTGTTGGGTTCAAGGCCTGCTCCTATTTATGAGATTGGTGCATCATCAACCGGTGCAGGCTATCTTTCAAAAGAGCTTATCAATAAAATGATAGTTGGTTTTAAGAGAATTGGTAGAACATTGACTGATTTGTATGTTTCACCTGAAGACGCTGCTGATATACGTGAGTGGACTGATACTGATATAGATCCTGTAACTAGACGTGAGATTTTCCAAGCCGCAGGTATGGGATCTATTTGGAATGTGACTTTACATGAAGTCCAGCATTTGGGAGCGACTGGTCTGTATAATATTAATGGTTATGGATCTGCTTATGGCAAATTTATAGCCGATGTGTCTAATAACTTTAATGCATATACACTTGATAATCCTAATATTACAGCAGCCGACGGTACCGTAAGCACATTAGGTGAAACTCAAATTATTGGTTTCGACTTGAGTGTTAATGATTCATTGGTAATGCCTATTAGAAAAGAGTATGAAGCATATGATGATCCAACTCTGCTTCGTGTTCAAAAACAAGGCTTTTTTGGATGGGAAGAAGTGGGGTTTGCATGCTTAGATCCTAGAATGTTAGGTTTGGGAATTATTGATAGGTCATTGTAATTTTGGTAAGTTATGCCCACACTTCACTGTGGGCATAACTTAAAAATTTATGGGCTTGAGGATTAGTAATGGTTTTAGAAATTGTTGCATTGGTATTTTTAGTGGAAGCTTTGACCAATTTGCTTTCTAAATCTGATCTGTTTACGCCTGTACGTAAATATTGTTTTGAATCTAGCAACGTAGTATTAAATTTTATACACAAAATATTAGACTGTCCCTATTGTACATCAGTATGGGTCGCCATGTT